TCGGCGGTTGGTTCTGCGCAGAGGTTCTCTGCAACGATCTGCCAGTTGCTCAAGCGCCGTGCGGAACTGTGCGCGCCGAAAATCCGGCCGTACAAGACCCGTGATGGTTATGAGTATTACGTCTGCTTCATGGGCACGAACTCGTTCCGTGATGCCAAGCTGGATACGATCATAAACACAGCGAATCGTGATGCTCGTCCTCGTGAGGCGCGCGGCTTTGACGATCAGCCGATCTTCCAGGATGGCGACCTTCTGTATGATGGCGTTATCCTGCGAAAGGTTCCTGAAATCTCGACGTTTGTTACGTCCGGGACCGTCAACGGCTTCGACGGCTGGAGCACCCTTGTTTCGGGCGGCGTCTCTGGTCGCACTGAACCTGTGTTCTTATGCGGACAGCAGGCATCGACGATTGCCATCGGTCGAGCGATTAAGCCGACTTTCCGAAAGGAAGACGATTACGGCTTTATCTCAGGTACCGGCATCGAGACGGCATATGGTGTTGCGAAAATGTTCAAGAAGCACCCCATGTACCTCCCCAACACGTCCACGCTCAACAGCGACTCGTCCGCAGCTATTGGCAGCGGTTTGAATTCGCTCGTTCAGTGGGGCACTGTTACGGGCTTCGTCGCTGCTGCGGCCGACGCTTAGTAGGGAGGCTTAAACAATGCCTACCTATTATCCAAAGACGCAGATCGCTAACCCTGCGGTTGACCCGACAACCGCAGTGGGTTGGCAGGGCGTGCGAATGACCAAGTGGAACACCGTTGTTCTTGCCGACACGCGCGGCACGACTCCGGTTACCACTGGGCCACTGGATGGCGACGTGTATCGCATGATCCGGCTGCCGAAGGGGGCTGTTGTCGTAGGCGGTCACGTCTATGCGTCACGCTTCGCTTCCGGCTCGTCTGCTGCTTCGACAACCTGCAAATTGAACATCGGGTTTTCCGGTGCCTTCAAGGACCTGGTTGACGGAACCAGCTACGGAGCAACAACGGCTTCACAGGCACTTGGTGTTCAAGTGCCTGTGGACTTTTCAGAAGCCTCAGTCGGAAGCATCAAGAGTGAGTCCGGTCTGAACTTCGCCTTGGGCGGCCTGCTTTACACGCTTGGCCCGCTCAAGATCACGGAAGATGGCGTTTGGGCGCAGATCAAGTTCTGCGGCTCTGGCACTTCGTTCGTGAGCGGTTCCACCATCACCATGGGTATTGACTACTACATGGCGGAACATGTCTGACGCTCTTGTATGTAAAGAGCTTGAGAGCGTTTGCGTGGTTGAAAAGGACGGCCGCGAGCAGAACCGGGATTCGTGTATGGCTCGCGGCCTTCCTACCGTGCAGAAACTTCCCAAGCGGGAGGGCCGGCTGGCAATTGTTGCCTCCGGCCCTTCCGTGCGGGGGTATCTGGACGAATTGCGCAACTGGACCGGAGAAGTCTGGGCCATCAATGGCGCGTATGATTATCTACTGGAGCAAGGCATCGTCCCGCATGGGTTCTTTGCCATCGATCCGTTGCCTGAGTTGGCCGAATACGTCCAGCATCCGCATGAACAAACGACGTTCTATATTGCGTCCACGTCCGATCCTTCCGTGTTTGATGCACTGAAGGGCGCAAAGGTCGAAACGTTCCATCCCTATTCGGAAGATGTGAAATATCCGAACGACCTTGGGACGATCGGCGGCGGGACGACCTCGGTAACACGAGCGCCCTATCTCGGTCTGCTGCAGGGCTGGCGGGACATCATCCTTTACGGGGTGGATTCGTCCTATGACGGGCAAGAGTATTGCTATAAGTGGGGGCGCTATTCAACCGACATTGCCCAGCCGAAAATCTGGGTTGACCTGCACGACGGCGGGGAAAAGTTTGAGACGGAAGTCGGGCTGCTGAAGCAAGTTTCGCAGGTTGGCGCCTTCCTCCACATATTTCAAGGAATGTTGAAGGTCCGGTGCGGCGGTCTGATGGCGGCTTTTCTGGAGCAGCCGGCACGAGACGACATTCCAATCGAGATCGAGAAAAAAGATGATCGAGCTGACGCCGCTTAAGGAAGCGGGGACGGTCGATAAGCTATACACGCTCAATTGCGTCTATGGCCCCGACCTTCGCCAAGCGCAAATCAACGCAGCAGTAAAGCGCGGCATCCCGTTTGTTATTCAGCGCAAGGAGCATGAAGGCAAGATTGCCATAGTGGCGTCCGGCCCGTCCGCTACCGATTGCGTTGATGTTCTCAAAGACTTTGATGGAGAAATCTGGGGCATCAACGGAGCGTTTCAGTGGATGCGCCACAGAGGGATAAAGCCGACTGCGTTTGTCGGGCTGGACCCTGAAGAACTCCTGAAAGACTACCTGCTAGAGACGCCGGATGACGTGACCTATTATCTGGCGGCACAAGTTCACGCCGATGTCTTCGACCACTTGGCCGGCAAGAATGTCCGGCTGTGGTTTCCAGCAGACACAGAAGTCAAGCTTCCGCTTGGAGCGGTCCCTATCTTCGGCGGCTCTACTTGTTTAGGACGAGCCCCAAACCTTGCCTATGTCCTCGGGTATCGCGACGTACATATCTTTGGCGGGGATTCCTCATTCACCAACAAGTCGCATGTGTACGGCGATGCCGGCGAAGTTCCTGGTGGGACGTTTCCATTCGAGTGCAATGGGCGGATGTTTCTCACAACCCGACAGATGCTCAACCAGGCCTGTGAGTTTACCGAGCAGATGGTCGAGTGGGCGCGTCCAGGGTCCAAGGGCGAGACGCCGCTGAACGCCACGATCTACGGCGATGGGCTCATGCAGTGGATGTTCAAGCAGAACTTTGAGTCCGGTGTTTATGCCCAATATCTCTTTGAGGCTGGCGGCGGCGGGAAAAACCGCAAGGAACGCCGGGCGATGAGGCGAGCATGACAACCTATTCTCTCTCTGACATGGCGACCCGTGTCCTGAAAGATCAGGGATTGATTGCGGCGGAAGAAGTCCCGTCTGCGACCGATCTTGAATGGGCGGAAGAAACCGTTTCAGCGGAAATCGCAATGCTAGCGGCACTTGGTATGCCGATCTGGAATGGGTCAGCTATCGCGGTCCCGCAGGAATATCTGACGCCGCTCTCTCGGAGGATCGGGCTCGCCTTTGCTCCATCGTTTGGACTTATGACGGTCGCACAGGCTGAAGCTGCAATGCCTCTAGCGGAAACCAATCTTCGCAGAATGGCAACAATCCCGGCGACCGGAGAAATACTGCAGGTTGATTACATCTAATGGCGACTATTCCGATTGCGCTGCGCTCAAATCCTGCAAAGTACAACGCCCTCGGAACCGCACGGCTGGTCAATGCCTACTGTGAGCAGCAGGGGAGTGATGGCAAGACGCCGATGGCTGTCCTGCCTGCTCCGGGCCTGAGTGAGTTTTGCGAGGTCACTGATACGCCGGGGCGCGGAACGATCTTCCTGCCTGATCTTGATGTCGCCTATGTCATCCATTCATCGGGAGCGTTCAAGGTTGAGGAAGACGGAACGGCAACTCGTGTCGGAACGATCCCCGGCAATGACGTGGTGCAGATTTCAAGGAACCAGGCTGCAAGTCCGCAAATCACCATTCAATGTTCGGCAGGACGTTTCTATATCGAAGACGACGTAGTGCGGAAGGTCACTGACATTGACTTGCCGGATACCATTGTCTCGCAGGACCAGATCGGCGGCTATACGGCCTACGGGGACGAAGACCGCAGGGTGTTCCTATCCTCGATCAACGAGACGCAGACCATCGACGGACTTGATTATGCGACGGCGGAACAGTCCGCAGACCCACTTGTCAGGGTGAAGGGCGACCGCGGCGACCTGTTCGTGTTCAAGAAAGAAAGCATGGAGCCTTGGAGAAACACGGGCAATGCAGACTTTCCGTTTGAGCCGTTGCCGGGCGCCTTGGTCAAGAAAGGGCTTCTGTCAGCGAACGCTGTGATCGACAGCGACAACACGCTGTTTTGGCCAACGCACGATTATCAGGTCGCTCGTCTCAATGGCTATCAAGCGCAGAGGATCAGCACGCATTCTGTTGAGCGGGTTTTGCAGAACGAGG